CATTAACATGAAATTACTCTGTAAAGCACTACTTCAACTTAAAGATATTAAAACTCTTTCAGTTAAAAAAGTAATTATTCTCGTTCTGGTAGCCTTTGGCAGCGGCCAACTATCACCAGAACTAATCACCCTTCTTCTTAGCACATAATTGCATTAAATTGCATAAGTCGTTGATTATAAACAAATTTGACATACTATATATTGTGCGACGATATCTTATATCTCCCTAATGGTTAAGGAGTTATAAAAAACCAAAAACCACATAAAACAAGAAAAACAAAGAAATAACCAAACCTATGATACAAAATGCATACTCAATCAAAGACGCAAAAGCGAACGTTTTCAGCGCTCCCTTTTTCTCGATCAACGATAAAACAGCTCAACGCTCTTTCGAGCAAGCTAAAAACGATAGCAACACGACTATCAACCAAAACCCAGAAGATTATTCATTATATCGCCTGGCACAATTCGACGATCAAAGCGGCGAATTACATCCCGAAAAACAACCTTATTATCTCTCAACAGCTGCAGCACCAGCTGTTAAAGAGGAAATACCAACCTTCGAACAATATATAGAAAGCTAATATGGAACCACAACACATCGATCAGATCCTTGAAAGGATCCCCGTTCAAATATCCTTTAAAGGATCTAAAACACGCACTAAAAGCGAATTTGCCGACGAGGCAAATATCAACAATATCGTAAAACGCTGCATAAATGGAGCGGCCATGCCAACAGGCGGCCGCACACCTCTATTCGGAGATTTCACCGAAGTAGAAGATTTCAGCAGCGCACAAAACTTAATTGCCCAGGCGAATGCCGAATTCGAGCAATTACCATCCGACATCAGAGAAAAATTCGGAAACGACGTTTCCGCTCTCATGGATTTTCTCGATGACGAAAACAATCTAGACGAAGCCATCGAGCTGGGTCTAGCACCTAAACCAGAATCGGAGCCTAAAACAATAGAAGAAAATACGCAAAAAGCGGCTCCAGAACCAACTCTTAGCGAAAGCGAAGTATCAGGTTAGGTCAAAACGGGGACAGTTGCTCTCTTGTTGTAACTGTCCCCACTGACACTAATTGAGCAAAGCGAAATTAACAAAAGCCGTCTGCAAGACATAAAGCCATCCAATCTTAGCCAAAAATAATATGCCACAATCAAATATGACACACCAGTTCAGCCAAACACCAAAGGTTGAAACTCAACGCTCCTCATTCGACAGGACACACCAACATAAAACAACTTTCGATGCAGGTAAACTCATACCTTTTTACATCGATGAAGTCTTACCAGGAGACTCATTTAACGTAAACACTACCCTATTTGGCCGTCTAGCCACACCACTTCATCCTATTATGGACAATATGTTCCTAGACACTCATTACTTCTTTGTCCCCAATCGTTTACTTTGGGACAATTTCCAAAAATTCATGGGAGAACAAGACAATCCAACAGACAGCACCGACTATCTCGTCCCGCAGCTGCTGGACAACAACAACACAGGCTTCCCAGAAGGCGGCATAGAGGACTATATGGGTCTACCTATAGCCTCACAAGCAACAGGCCTATCAATTTCAGCCCTCTGGCACAGAGCATACAATCTAATCTGGAACGAATGGTTCCGCGATCAAAACCTACAAGACTCAGTTACAGTCAACAAAGGTGACGGTCCAGACAATCTATCAGACAACCACTATACATTACTTCGAAGAGGTAAACGTCATGACTACTTTACCTCAGCATTACCATGGCCACAAAAGGGCCCTGGCGTAGAATTACCATTAGGATCAACTGCTCCTGTTGTTCAAAATGGTCCATTAAGATATACAACAGGTAGTAATGCTACTTTTATTAGGAAATCTGGTAATTCTACTGCATTGTATGCTTCACACAATGTCCCTGCTGATACAAGTTTTATCTATGATGCAGGTCTACAAGTAGATTTAACAGGAGCTACAGCTTCTACTATTAATTCACTACGCCAGGCATTTCAACTCCAACGTTTAGCAGAAAAAGACGCACGCGGCGGCACACGATATACAGAAATTGTCCGCAGCCATTTTAATGTTACAAGCCCAGATGCACGACTACAACGCCCCGAATTCTTAGGAGGTTCTACTTCGAGGGTTCAAGTACAACCAGTTCCTACTACAGCTGAATCTACTGGTGTTTATACCGGTGATTTAGGAGCTTTAGGTACTGTAGCATCAACTAAAGACGGATTCACAAAGTCATTTACAGAACACGGTGTCATTATCGGACTCGTATCAGCTCGAGCCGATCTCACCTATCAAAGCGGCGTCAACCGCATGTTCTCACGACGCACCAAATATGATTTCTACTGGCCAACACTTGCCCACCTCGGCGAACAGGAAGTTAAAAACAAAGAAATCTACGCACAAGGCACATCAACAGACGAAGGCATATTCGGCTACCAAGAAAGATGGTCAGAATACCGTTACGGTATTTCAAAGATCACATCGAAGTTCCGCAGCGACGCAGCTGCATCATTAGACACCTGGCACCTTAGCCAGGACTTTGCAAATCTACCACTACTCAATGAGACATTCATTGAAGATAACCCTCCCATCACACGAGCAATCGCTGTTCAATCAGAACCACACTTTATACTAGACGCATACATTAACTGCAAATCTGCACGAGCTATGCCAACCTACTCCGTCCCTGGACTAATTGACCATTTCTAATGCGTATATTTACATATATATACAACCCAATAGCACTTATTGAGCGTTTATCGCTCATACAGCCCTTCTTATCAGCTTTAATTGGAGGCATAGGGTCAGCATTTGGTATTGGAGGCTCAGCAGCTGCCACAACAGCAGCTGCTACTACAGCAGGCACAATTGGATCAACAGTCGGCGGAGCAGTCTTAGGACAAGGCATTTCTTCAGCTTTCGGACAACGCTCAGCAAATAAACAAATGGCATTTGAAGAAAGAATGTCCAATACATCATATCAAAGAGCAATGGCAGATATGCGGGCCGCAGGCCTCAATCCCATGCTCGCTTATTCACAAGGCGGTGCAAGCACACCAGGCGGAGCCGCACATAATGCAGGGCCCGCACAATTATCAGCAGCTGCAGATATAGCACAAAAAACCGCCGCAACTAAAAACATTACTGAACAAACTGCTGTCTCAGCAGCAGACGCACGTATTAAACAATCAGAGGCAGACCTCATTATTGCACAAAATAAACTTATTCAAAAACGTCCTGAACTATTAGCAGGTTCAGCTACCACCAAGGCACTAGGATCATCCTTATTCAGCAGAAACATGGGAGGTATGGCCGACTGGGGAACGCAGGCCGTTAACAATACTGTATCCGCAACTTCTGGTGGCCTTCAAAATATTATAAATAGCATCAAATCTAAATTCAGCAAATCAAGTTCCACACCTACAAAATCAAAAACAGGCCGACGCCGTAATTAACTATGAAATACAGACAAGCACTCACACGCAAAAAGAGCTCGAAGATGTTCTCCAAGGGAGCATCTCGAACACAATCCATTAATCTAAACACCGTTAATCCAGTCATGATGCGCGGTGGAACAAGACTCTAAAAATGCCCTGCTACCACCCATTGACGGCCTACCGTCATAAGGGGGGCAGAGTAGACGGCAAATGGTCTGTCACATTCAACCGCGCAAACGCTTATACCGACTTACCGGTAAACATCCCATGCGGCCAATGTATTGGCTGCCGATTAGAAAAATCTCGGCAATGGGCGCTCAGATGCACACACGAAATTAAACAGCACGACCAAAACTGTTTCATCACCCTAACCTTCGATGACGAACACCTAGACAAAGACCAAACTCTAGTTAAAGCCGACTTCCAAAATTTTATGAAGCGGCTGCGTAAAAATACATCAGCTAAAATAAGATATTATCATTGCGGGGAATACGGCGATGAACTAGGCCGTCCACATCATCACGCAATACTATTCGGTTACGACTTCCCCGACAAAAAATACTTCAAAAACAGTAAAAAACATAAACTATTCTCAAGCGACATATTAGACAAAGCTTGGCAACATCGAGGTCACACACTCATAGGCGAAGCCAACTTCGAAACAGCAGCCTACTGCGCTCGTTACATAATGAAAAAAGTAACAGGCATGGCAGCTGCTGATCATTACGGAAATAAATTACCAGAATACAACACTATGAGCCGACGGCCTGGCATCGGCCGCGGCTACTACGACAAATACAAAGACGAAATATACCCAGACGATTTCGTAGTCTCCAGGGGGCAAAAAATGACCCCCCCCAAATTTTACGATAATTTACTTTACCAGGATAACCCACAACAATTCGAGTGCATAAAAGGGCATAGAATTCAAAACTTAAAAAAATTAGACGATTACGACGATTATGCTCGCTTACCGATAAAAGAAGAGATACAATACGCGAAAATGAAACTTAAGCATCGTCCACTCCATTAACATGAAATTACTCTGTAAAGCACTACTTCAACTTAAAGATATTAAAACTCTTTCAGTTAAAAAAGTAATTATTCTCGTTCTGGTAGCCTTTGGCAGCGGCC